GTGTTTTCATCTATAATCTTTTAATACTTTTTTCTACTATATAAGTATTAAATATTTCCGTAAGTGGAATTTTTTTACGGGTTATGGGATGAAAACCACATTATTTTACATTTAGATATCTCCATATGTTTTTCCACTAATCATTTCCGTTGGTGCCACCTTATCTAAAATGATTTGTATTTCATTCACTAAGTCCTTTTCCTCCGAATCTACATCGAATAAGAACGAGTCATAAGTGTATAGTATCAGCTTCGTTTTTCTCCCCTCTAACAAACGATTTAACCTTTGGATAACATAAACATTCGTTTCGGTTTCTAAGGCCTGCAAATAGTAGTTAAACACCTTCTGCGGGTTATGGTTATCTATCTTTTGGAACGGAATTCTCTTACCCACTTTTGTTTCCAAATATCCATTGATTAGGAATCCTTTATATAACTTCTTAATGAATTCATCTGTCTTTTGAAAAAACGGAATTTCTAAATTCTCCACATCAATCCCTCCATACAATTGTTGGAATGTTAGTTTCTTACTATTAAGGTAATCCTCATCACTCAATACCTCTTTTCCGAAATATTGTTTTCCTAACCATTCATGTGCGGATGTTTCGGGTATCACCTCTCCCACTAAACGAGCTATCAGACGAACGTGATATCCATCAAAATCGAACTGAACTAATTCTCCTAACTTAGATATGATATAATCCCTACTACCATCCGATTTATTTAGTGCCGAATAGTTTGTTCCACCGAAGGTATTTGAGGGTCTTCCTGTCGTTGTAAAGTTGTTGTATAGGGAATATTCATAACCATATGTTGTAGGGATACCATTACTCTCAATTTTTTGGAATTCCGGTAGGACAAGGGAATTGTAGAAGTCGTAACCCCCAACCCCCTCCGTATTTGCATACTTTAGGTTTTCATTTACAAAATCTACTACTCCCTTTATAATAGTAGTAATTGGTATAAAACTCAAATCATCTTTTCCTCTATAACCCTTTGTAAAATTATTATATAAGATATCATATTCATAATGCTTCATTTCTTTTAAATGATACAATACATCTACACTATGAACATTAGATAATTTAGATTGATGAAGAAACCATTTACTATCAAAGATAAATTTAGGGGCTTCGCTTTTTTGTAGAACTTCTAAGGGAACTGATAAGCAATCATTATGCCCATTTGTAAGAACATAGCAATCTTCTCCAATAAAAACAAAAGCACCCAACAATTTGTTTAATATTGGGTGCTCTTTTCTATTTGAAAATAAAGGGAATATTACACTTCTTTCGGATGTGTATTTATTTAGGAATTCCTTTCCAGTATCTTTGTTTTCTACGAATTTCACCATAGGAAACAAATATACGAAATATTTTTAAGAATTCCAATATTTTTCTTGCAAAGGTTTTAATTCAATTGGTTCTCTTTTCATATGAGCTCCCTGATTGAAATATGCACCTCTTTTTAAATAACCTCCTAAAAAGTTTCTTCTGAAACGATTTGAGTTATTTGGCTCTGAGCCATGCACACAATGTGAGTGTAACAATACTACTTGCCCCTTTCTTAAATATCCTTCAACCTTACGGAAATCATGACCTTCTGGCATTACACAAGGTTTGCCTCTTTCATTTCTCCAAAATGTAGGATTTGTTTTTGTTCTTTCCTCATCAACTTCAATTGGTAAAACCGGTAATCTATGAGAACCTTCATAGTTCCATACTGCTCCGTTTTCAGGATCATGATTATCTAATGCCAATGCAGTGTTGATGATTTCATTATGACCACATCCAGTGTAAAATGCATTTTGATGCTGGTCTCTTCCTAATTGTCCAGGTGGTTTGAAATATGCCCATGTTTGCATACCTACAATTTCACCCTCCATTAAGAATTCACATGCTTCAATGATTTTCGGATGAACGAATAATTTTTCTAATTTTTCTGAGATTTTATGAGGATAAGCAAATGGATCCCATTCTCCCCATTCTTTACCATCTTCGGTTGTAGTGTTTTTTCTATCTTGACGTAATCTTTCCAATTCGTCATTTATTTCATCACACTCTTCTTCGGTAAGTAATTCTAAAACTGTAAAACCTCTATACCTCCAATCGAAGGTCATTTGTTGGATTTCTAAATCCGTTAGATGTTTGAAATTTCCCATAACATTAATGTGTATAACTTTTGTTTAATTATAAATATACTACAATTATTTTAATTTACCAAATCTTTCTATGATATTTCTCATTTATGAAATTGTGTTAAATTAACTAAATATAGTTCTATATCTGGTAATTTTTTAGCCGCTTCTATTATTGCTAATCTATTAATAGTTTTAACTGAAGGTATATATGTTCCATTATCCATATACTTATCTTCTAAGTTTCCCGTTATCTTCCAATTTATTTCCACTCCATTCCAATAAGTAGTATTTGAATAATCTGAATATACATCCGCATTTATTTCAAAAATTGGAGATCCACTTGTCCCCCTTCTTTGTGTAAAATATCTTTTAACAAATCCAATATTATAATCATGTTGTGTTGGATTTGGGAAATAAGCCTTCGGTGGTTTATTCTTTATAGAAAGATTATTAAGTTTTTTATATTTCTCTATCTCTATCATTATTTATAAAAAGGTCTATATTTTGCTTTAACTTCGGTTGTCCAAAGTTTTCCATCAACTTTATGAGTTATTTCTTCAACTTGAAAAGCTCCTTTTGAAGTTGAATATTGTTGAGGTAATCCCTTTACTCTAAATAGATGACCAACTTGAAAACCACTCATTCCTAATGTTGTAAAGGTAAATTCAACTGGCAAAGGTCTTCCATTAAATACCTCTTTATTACCACCATAAACTTGCTTAACTTTTATTTCGTTAAATTTTCGTTTATTTAGATATTGACCACATATAGCCCATTCATCCATATTACCATTTCCAATATCTCCTTTTTTTACAATTTTAGGATTAACTAATATTCTAACATTTCTTCTAAACTCTACCCATAATCTTTTAGGGTCAGCTAATTGTTTTGCTGCGTTTTCTAAAGCCTCTTTCTTTTCCTGAGGAGTCATTCTTATTAATATATTATCCTTTTTATCGGAAAATACTCCTGTTGTTAATTCATCAACTGCTGTGATTCCGGATGTTGCAGTAGATTTTTCCATAAACACTTTACTAGCCATAGCCTTTGGTATATCCAAATTAAAGTTAGCCTCTAAGAAAAAACTGTTTGGGCCATATAAATTAAAAGTTTTGATATCACCTCCTTCTCTACCATTTCTAATATTAGTTAAATTTGAATCAACTATCAACATCTTTTTACCATCATTATTCGGCCCATCCTCTCTGATTTGAAAATCCCAAAATCCATTTACAGCATTTGACATTTTTTCTAAAATTCCATCTAAAATTTCTTTAACTGGAATTGTTTGGTTTTTTAATGCATCCATTGCAATGTTATTTTCAATATAAACATCTCCTAACCAACCATGAGTATCAGCTGCTAATGTAATAGAACCATCTTCGGTTGAAACAACAGTTGAAGTTTTTTTAGGAAAACTTCTTCCGTTTATAGATGTATCAATTGTAGATAATCCTGCTATTGAAGTTCCATCAAAAATAGCCATATCTTTTAGATAATTCAATGTTTCTTTATTTGGTATAAAAATTTCATCACCATTTGAAAAAATACCTGGAAAAGAACCAACATATACATTTGATATATCAATTGAAACATCAATTGATCCTTTTTTAGAAAATTGAACTCTAGTTTGATTTAGTAATTTAATAAATGCATCAAAACTCAAATACTTATTTCCATTAATAGGGCTTTCCGCATCAACTGCTTGAAAATTTGTTCCCAAATATGTTAAATCTCCACTAAACCATCCTTCTGTTGTTTCTGATTTAGCTTCTTCTATAAGTGATTCGTTATAATTAATAAAATCGGAATCAGGTTTGAATTGCGATTCTAATGCCAAAGTTTGAGCAGTTCTTAATTCTTCTGGCATTTGATTGAAAAAATATGCAAAATTTATCTGAGGATTATTACCATCTTCATATTTGGTCATTATATCCGGGTCATATGTTTTTGGCTCTATCTTTTCTCCCTCTTTACTAACACCTTCAGATGTTCTTCCAAAAAGAATTTCACCCATAGATGCTAATTTAACTTGAACATTAAACTCTTCACCTGCTATTGTGGATTCTCCTCCTGTAATAATTCCTACAAAATTATCATAACATCCATTATTTTTTTGTCTAATATCTAATAATGATTTTGTATTTCTATTATATAAATTTACATTATCAGCAGTAGGTAAAATTGGTCCGATTGTTTTTCCAGAGGCCAATGAATAATTCCAACCCCATTGTATAAAACAACTTATACCCGGTTCTAAAAAATATTCTTGAATGATTGATAATTGATCGGGAGAAAAACATTTAATATTAACTGTACATCTTCTTAATGTTCCTCTACTTGCAAAATCTACTGAGAAATCGGTGATTACTGGATTAGGTCTAAATCTCCATTCTGAGCCAGGTAAATTTCTATAAGCATCAGATGATTTACCATCAAATAAACTTGAATACGAATCAGTTCCAATTGTATATTGATTTCCTAAATTTGATGTTATTTTAATCCAAGGCACTAATTTAGATAGTTGAACATTATTATTAGATGTTCTTTTTTCTAATTCAGTTACTATAAATGAATCTATACTTTTATAAAAAGGAAACGCCATATAATTTATATGTTATTTAAAATATCAAATTTATTTTTAGGAATTCTTAATTGTATTCCACCTTCTAGTCCAATATTAACATTATTAATATTATTAGCAGTTGCAATTATCCACCATAATCTACTATCACCATAATATTCGTTTGCCAATAAATCTAATCTATCGGTTTCTTGAGTGATAATATAGATATCATCGTCTTTTTTAGGAATAGTTTTAGGTATTGAAGTTTTTAATACTTTCTTACCATCTGCCAATCTTTTAATATTTTTAGTATCGTATCTCATATTATTTTCCCGTTCCTATTTTTTTACCATATCCATAAATATTGTAATCAGTAGTTGATTTTGTTTCTATGAAAGTTAATCCCACACTTGCATTTATAAACTTAGGAAGTTTATAATTATCCATATTATAATTACCTTGATCGGTTTTAATAGTATGGGTTTCAGTTTTTATGTTACTTTTACCAGTTGATTTATCATATAGTAAAGTATTAAAACTACCCGAATCTATTGTATTATATTTAGTTTGGAATGATGTGCCAGATTTGTTTGTTACATTTAACTTACTTTCTATTATTTTACCACCTTTTCCATTTTCCTTCGAATTTTCTTCTCCGTTTAAAGCTCCTCCGTAAAAATTATTATTAAATGGAGATTCCATTGCTCCAGAAGTAGTTTTTAACATACCTCCTCCAATTTCCCATAGGTTTTCATTATCTTCAATTGAATAAGTTAATGAATCTAAGAAACATGCTTTATTTACATATAAATTGCCAAATGTAAAATATAAAAGAGTAGGTTCAATTATACCCGCATTATATTGATATGGGTATGCACAATGTGCTAAGAATTCCAATCTTCTCCACATCATTACTAATTCAGCTTGAGACATTGCATATACTTTTAAATTAAAAGTAAGTTTTCTTTCTACTGAAGTATAACTATAAAAATTAAACGGAGAACCTAGCATTCTACTATTTTCCCATCCAGGAGTAAATGATTCATTTAATCCACTTACTAATGAACGAAAATAAACTGTTCCACCATCATTAACTCTTTCAAATCTTAAAGGAATCAAATCTACTTCATCTAATGTTTTACCATTATATTTTAATGTGGATTGCTCAGATTTGCTCAATCTACCAGTTTGATTCAAAACATCTTTAGTAGAAAATAATCCTCTTCTACTATCTAATTTATTTGAATAAATTGTTGTATTATTATTATGATATGATTTCTGTGTTTTATTAAGTGAATATCTATTTCTATCTTCTTGCCAATTTGCTCTATTTAAAGATTTTGGTCTAATGATATCTAATAAACTTTGATTTTGGTTTAATATTGAATCTCCTCTATTATCCAATATTTTACCACTATCACCATATGGTCCCAACATTCTTTTAGCATCATCTTTGATAGGAGTGTTATATTTTGCTACTAAATCTAATTGCGTTGGTTCTCCAAATTTTTTATGTGCATCATTTTCAGATAATCTAAATGCATAAGTTGATTTATTTGCAAATCTTAATGATTGCCCAAATACACCACCATTTGCACTTCTATCATATCCGTTTGTTATAGATACTACATTTAAATCATAAGAAGAACCAGCATCAGCTAATGTAGCATTTCTCATTGAATATGTGTAACTTCCTACATATTCTCCTTCTGAATAATAATATTTTTGTTGAAATCCTTCTACTTGTTCTGTATTTGGGTTATCTATTCCAAAGCTACCAGATGTAACAGGAACTTCTTTGTCTCCCAATAATATATTTCTAACAAATCCTTTCGCTATATTAATACCTTGCCCCAAAGATTGTTTTGCAATTTGTTGAGGAGTTCCACCACCGGTTGATTTTAAATATCTACCCAATGCCGTTCCTCTTGCATCTCTTTTTATATTACCCAATGCAATCATTCTATTAGGAGTTTTTGCATCTTTAAATTCTTTTGTATTGATTACATATGTAGGAAAAACATTTTGAGGAATTCCTAATAATTTATTTGCAGTATCTCCAACTTTTTGAATGAACTTACCAATCTTTCCTAAACTAATTTGATTAGCTCCGTTTTTAGATTGTTTCATCGCATCTACATCAGATGTTCTTTGTGTTCCTATTCTTATTATTTCTGTTCCATATAATGCAGGTTCATTTACCAATCTATATGGTCTTAATCCACTTACTTCTTGTTCTAATTGAGTTTCTGTTTTTGGATCAAACATTTTTTCTGCCATTGCTCCCAATCTATTTTTTCTATCAATAAGAAATTGGCTATCATCGGCATTTCCCGTTGTAGCCTTAGATTGAGGAATCTGCTTTGCTAAATTAGATGAATTAAATAATTCTAATAATGTTTTTCCCATAATTATCGTCTTCCTGTTGTTGGATCTTGATTAACGTTAGCCGCTACTGTTCCCGTAACTTTTCTTCCATCTATATAAACTGCAATTTTTCCACCTATTAAATCCGAATGTAAAGCTCTCATTTCTGATAACAATTCGTCATTACCTCCTCCACCACTTGCGGCCGCAGTTAATATTTCTCCACCCCCAACTGCTGCAAATGCTCCAACTGCCGCCATTGCAGGTATTGCAGTTATACCAGCTATTGAGAACATTCCTAATGCCGCTGCTAATGATGTAAATGCACCGGCTAATGCAAATACTCCTAATGCAGATTCTATATTCATTAATGGTAAAATCATTTTAAGTGCTTCCCCAACACTTGTTATTATAGAACTAATACCTCTTCCGATTGATTCTACTACACCACCTATTGCCTTTCCTATTGATTCAACCAATGGTGCTAATAAACTTAATGCATATGTTAAAGGAATTAATGCTACTCCAAGTGCTCCCAATAAAAGTATTCCTTTGAATGCCGCTAATCCCGCATTTCCAAAACTTTTTAATCCATCTCCTAATGCAGTTAAACCTTTTCCAGCAGGAACACCTAAAAGTGCAATTCCAGCTAAACCAACTATACCAGCTGTCATTAATATAAATGCGGGTGCTGCTCCAAATAATAAAGTCATTGCACCCTTAAAAACATCTTTTTCAGCCATTGCTTTTAATCCACTAGCCAATTCTTTTAATGAATTACCACTTCCTTTTTCTTTAGGAGCAGCTTCCGTTTTTGCGGCGGATTCTTGAACTTTCCCCGCAATATCAGTTCCACCCGCGGCTCCACCTCCAAATAATTTTCCAAACATTCCTTTTACAGGTTTTGGAACTAATGAACCTAAAATACTTTCACCTTTAATTGCAGCTGCTGTCATTTTAGCTCTCAATAATTCTCCAACTAAAAATGTAGCACCACTTGCAATAGGACCCCCAAACTTATCTCCAATTGCTCTAGCATAATCATTAAGTTTTCCAAAATAACTCATTGCTATTCCGGTAGTAGTATTTAAATTTTCTTGATTAGCAACCATTTGTTTTAATTCACCAACCGATACACCCAATGCTTCTGCAACGGCTTTCTTTTGATAAACATCCATTTGGTTAAATTCATCTATACCACCAACTTGATTTAATATTTCTTTTGTTGCTCCTTCTATATCTTCTGCATAAGCCAACTCTCTAGCTCTTGTTAAGTTTAAATCTCTACCTAACATTGCACTTGCTTCTAATTCCTTTTCGATAGATGATTCAAAATCTAAAAGATTATCAGCAATTTTAGCAGTTGTTCCAATTGATACACCTAATTTAGCTGCCTGAATTGCTGCATTAGCAAAGTTTTCTCCCGTTCCTTTTGAATACATCGCCATTTCTTCGGTAGCACCTGCCATATCCTTCATTACCTGAGATGGTAACACACCATTCATTCTTGCAGTGCTTCCAACTGCTGATACCATATCTTCTCCTACACTCTGAGATAATCCTTGTAAATTACCAAATGAATTTACTAAGGTTGCCGCTTCTTCTCCTCCGATACCTAAACTTGTCGCAAGAATGTTAGTGTTTAATTGTGCTCCAAAAGTGGCTTTATTTACATTACCACTTAATTTAGCCATAGTAGATAATGTTCCGGCTGCATCATCAAACACAAATGAAAGAAGTGCAGTAGAACCGATGAACATACCGGTTTGTCTATTAACCTCTGCCATAGATTCCACAAACTTACCAGCAGCTGCACTCGCCGCAACAATCATTGCCTGTGGAGTTTGAAGAGTCATTCGGATTGTATCCAACGTTCCTCTTATGGTTTTTTTCATTTTATCATATGCCTCTATTTGTCCAGCTATTTGTTCTTTAGCTTCGTTTGAAATAGTTGCATACTTTTCCGCATTAGCAATCAATTCTTGTTGAGATGATAACATACTTCTCAACCCCTCTGCTTGATCATCAGTTATTTTATTTGATGCTAAAGCACTTGCTATTTCTTTTTCAATATTTACAACACTTGCATCATGTGAATCTCTTATAGCATTTTGTAAATCTAATTGAGAAGTATCAGTTTCAGCTAATTGTTGTTGTATTGATTGTAATTCATTTGTCTTGGAAACAATATTAGATATGATATTAACTTGGTCTTCACTAGCCTGAGTTCTTGATATTATGCTTCTTAACTCTTCTCTACTATTATCAATAACATCTCTTTGTGAATCAGTTAAACCACTATATATAGAACTAATTGATGCTAATTCCTTTAATTGATCTGAAAATACTTTTGTTGTTTCACCGGCTATTCGATTACCTTTATATTGTGCATCTACCTTTTTTTCTTGAATTTCAAGTAATGCTCGTTCTCTGGTTTCTAAATTTCTAAGGATCGTAGCTTGTCTATCACTAAGCTCATTTCCATCAGCTTGCAATTGAAGTTCTCTTTCCTTTAATCTATTTATGGATTCCTGAACCTGTCGTAATTGTTCTAATTCCGATGATGCCATCTATTACAAATTTTTTAAAAATTTCTTAAACTCTTCCGCATCTTTCTGCATTTTTTTCATTCTCTCAATAGCAGCAGGAGGAAGTTTTGCTGTTTCAGCTTTTTTTATAATTTGGTCAGCAGCTCCTTTTTTTAATGTATCAAAGAAATCAGCTACAAATTTATCAGCCATTGAAAACAATCCTTCGTTTTTAAGTGATTTATTATTCTCCATTTTGGGTTATTATTATACTCATATAAATATTGGAATAAAAAATAAGGGGATATAAATCCCCTTATGTTATCTCATTCTTACTTTAGAACCACCTGGTGATGGTCGTTTTTTAGCCTTTTCTATTTCTTCATTTTCCTTTTTCTTATGGTCTATCAATTTTTTAAGATAGAACCTTCTCCAATGTATCGGCATGGTATAAACATCTTTCCAAGTAAATCCATTACCAAATTGAACCATACTCCATAACTCTTCATGAAGAATAGTTGAATAATTAGTTGGAAGGGTAAAAAAAGTTAATCCCGAAAGGGATATCTAGTGCCTCCGTCTCACCTGTTACATCTGAAGTAAATTCAAATTTTAATTCTAAATCTGGTGTAATTTCTTTTACATAATTTCTAAATGCTCTACTATCTTGTGCCTTAAAACTATTAACTACCCATCTATTGATATAAGTTCTATCGGTATTACCATTTATTTCTAATATCATATGTTTCAAACGAGTTGTTACTTCAGATGGATTATTACCTTTAGATAGTTTTTCTAACGCCTGAATTTCAGAAGTTATATCACCTTCATCTTTATGAGTCAATAATTTGAATTTTAATTTTGTTCCATCAGATGGTAAAGTGAAATCATATTTATTATCTCTTCTTAATTTAGTGTAATCTATATCTTTCGTTTTAACTGCTCCTAAATCAATTGAAGTTTCTTGTCTTTCTCCACTAAAAGGATCAATAATTTCTACGTTGTAATTAGGTCCATATCCTAATATTCTAGTTGCTAAGAATATAGCATTTTTATCTCCTAATATTAAATCATCAATAGATGTTCCTACTACTACTGATTCTAATAATTTATCTAATACTATTCCTTTTTTGATTAAATTTTGAGAAGAAAGAATATCTTCTTCTTTCGCGGTCATATATTTTAGTGTGATTTTTCCACTTGCTAAAGGATGACCTTCTGGATAACATAAACCTTGAGATGGTAAATCAATAACTTCCGTTGGGAAATCGTATTTTTGTTCTTGCATAATAAAACTTATTTTGTGTATATAGATATATATAATCTTTTTGGAAAATAAAAAAGTAGTAGAGATTTCTCCCTACTACCCCATATATTTACAAACACAAATCTTTCTTATGCCATTTCAATCATCGAAACCGGAACATTATAAGAAGCAAACCCACCAATTACTCGTAAATTAGCTTTTGTTCGATTGATTTTAGTAATCTCTAATTCTTTACCGATTAACTTAGGATGATTGACAGTAACTTTCATACCCACATTTAAAGTCACTTTCTTTTGAAGTGATTCGATATTACGTTTTTGTTTGATTAACTCAACAACAATCTGATTGATATTACGCAATTCTGATACTGATAATTTTGATAATTCTGAAATGTTCATATCTTTTATAGTTTAAATTTTAAAGTTTATTACAAATACATATTAGCTTCGGCAGCCCAACTTTCATTCACTAAATACCAATAGGGAGTGTTTAAGTAAATGATAACATAACCACTATCATTTTCATCCAAATTAAGAATTCCTTTCTTAACCAAAGAACCCAATGCACCTCTCACACTTTTGGTTGAAATTCCAATATCCTCACTAATATCTTTCGCATCTACATCGGAGAAACCTGGTTCAGCATATAACATTGAAACATAACTTTCCATTACTTTCAATTCCAATTCAGTTAATTCAACATCAATTTTGTTTTTCATATCTTATCTCTTTTGATTACATAATAAAGGTAGTAAATAAGTTTGAATTTTCCAAGCCTTTTATCAATTATTTTTCAAAATTTTTTATTGAAAATCAATGATTTATGACAAAAAAAGGGAATACCATTTCTGATATTCCCCTTTGAATTTATATTGAGAGTTATTAGAATTCTAAGATTGCATAATCATAAGTCAAAGTGATTGAGATTTGTGCAGGATCCGTAGCATTACTCCAATCCAAGTCACCGAAGTTAGCTTGAGATATAAATGCTCCTTTTAGTTTCCATTGTTCAATCTTATCACCTACTGGACCTAACATATAGAAATCCACATCTTTCTTATAGAATTCTGCGTATCCATCTCTACCTGTTAAAGATTCGTGCGATGCTCTCACCCATTCCATTACCGCCTGTGCTCCAGATGGAACGATTGGGTCGTAAAGAGTGATTTCTAAATCTTGCCAATCACCTTTACCTTTTAACTTTCTTTTTATGTTTATATGGTCTAATACTACTGTTTCAAATTGTAAAGTTGGTCTATTACCAGCTTTTACCAAATATGAAGGAATTCCATCTACTTCAAAAACGAATCTATGTTTCATTTTTGGTTCGAAATTCGTATAGAACATCTCGTTAAATTCTAATACTTCTGCCATGTTATGTTATTCTTTTTATATAAATATTACTTTATTCAAATTATACATTAAAAGTTGCCCCTGTTGGTAAAATGTTGAAATCAATTGTAATGAATTCAGCAGTTTTTGCAGGTTGTAAGAAGATAGAACCAGCTAAAATGTTTCTATCAATTACATCTGGTGTATTATTTGATTCATCCATAACCACTCTAAATGCATATAAACCTTGTCTTTGTTGAACACTTTCTAAGTAAGGATTTACTGTATTTAAAAATTTAGCTCTAGTTTGTGCAGTATTTTGTTCGAATACTAAGAATCTTGAAGTAGATGCTACATACTTTTTCAAGTTAATTAACAATCTTCTTACATTGATTCTATCTAATGCAGATGCAGTATCTTGTAATGTTTTCTGTCCGAATGCACTAATACCTTGTCCAGGGAAAGCCGCGATTGGATTTACCTTTCCTTCGTATAATGTATCTCTTTCAGATTGAGTTAATCTATTTACTACTTGAACTGCTCCAGCGATACCACCTCTATTCAAACCAGCAGGTGCGAACCACTCAGCTCCTAATCTATCGTTTTGTGCAAAAGTTCCGGCCATTAATACTGAAGGTGGAACTGTTACTAATTTATTTGTATTTACATCAACTGTCTTAATCCATGGGTAGTAAGTTCCAGCATAGTTTGTATCTTCTCCTAATGCTTGCTCAACTACTTCTGCAATTGTAGCATCAGCACCAGCAAAATCAGCAATGTAGAATACATCTTCTCTAGCCTCACAAACATCAATAGCTTTAGTTGTTACATAAGGATGGAATTGTCTAACAATACCTGGAGTTACTAATAGGTTAATATCAAACTCATCTGGATTAGAAATAGCATTTAATGCTTTAGCATATGCTATTGAACCACTTGCGGTTGAAGAAGAACAATCAAATCCTTGAGTGTTTGAACCAGCGATATCAGAACCCTTCTTAATTGAAATAGTTGGGTCTTGTCCGTTAAATCCACCTTGTAATCCAACTACAAAGTTTCTCATTGCCAATTGATTTGAATCAGATGTTTCAGCTGAACTTAAACCGATATTAAATTCGTTTGTTGTTCCAACTGCACTATCTAATGCAAATATTTTATTAGAACCAGTTGTTGCATTTGCAGGTAATGGTTTTAAGTAATTTATGTTATTTGCAATATCAAAGTTAATACCACTTGAGAAAACTGAAGAACTAAGAGATGCAGATGTGTAAGTTATTGTAGGGAATGTTGATGGAGTAGTAACATTCACTGGAACTGAATATCCTTCATGTCCAAATGGAATAGCTGTTAATGGATAAGTTCCTTCTGCTCCTACTTCTATTCTAATATACTTACTTCTATTTGTATAATCACCTGTTTCAGTAATTTTACCATTTGCATCAATTGATGTTGTTCTATCACCAATTCTTCTACCAATAAAGTTAGGAGAATTAGGGTCTAAATCTAAGTTGTTATATTGCTCATATACAGTCTTTCTTTTATCAGTATCATTATAATCTCTAACTAATAAAGAGAATGTTCCGTATTTAGTTCCATCTGAAGATTTAACATTTGAGATTTGAATTTTAAATCTCTTATTCTCAGTATCTCCATCAGCTAAAGTATGAACTTTAAATAAGTTATATCTAGTTCCACTATAAGTTTGAGATAATATCCAAGGTGTAGTTGCATTACTATAATCAGATGTAAAATCTTGTACTGATGCTGAAGCAAAACTTAATGAGATTGCAGAGTTTGAAATACCTGCAAAACTTGCACTTAAGTTTGAACCAGCTTGTCTGATATCGAAGAATGTATAAGAATACATTTTCTTACCAAAGAATGGATTTTCACCGAAAATATCATCGATAGTGTTGGAATCAGCTGTAAGAATACTTGCACTCACAGGTGATATTGATGAACCACTTACTCTAAATGTTCCGTTTGTTCCCGCAGTAAATAAAGGAGCAGGGTTATTAGAACTTGTAGATGGTGCTAATACACCAACAGTCGTATATCCATTACTAGATGAAGCGATGATTTCGTATGAATCAGTTAATTCATATCCACCTAAACCAGCAACTCTTACGATTGTTACTGAACCAGCATCTCTCAAATAATTTTGAACTGCATAACCCGTATAATAATCTTTAGGTGTTCCAAAAATTGATTCATATTCTGCCTGAGTTTGAATCAAAGTAGGAAGAAACGCAGGCCCCTTTTCTGTCGGACCAACTACTGCTGCACCTATTTGTGATATACCTTGTGGTAAGAAAGAAAGGTCGTTTTCTCTCGTAAATACACCAGGTGATACAATTTTTTCTGCCATATTTTTTTTAATTTAATTTTCTTTGTTATTTCAATATATAAATATAAAAATCAGGTGGGAAACGTTATTCTGCTGATGGAGTAAATTCTCCGTTATCCAAATTCACTGTCCCAATTCCATAAATTTCTTTTAATTTATCAAACAATTGAGTTTCTCTACCTTTAATCTCTTCTAAAATAGCAAAGTTTTTATTGTTTTCTATCTCTAATGATTTGATTTCGGCTTGAATAGAACCGATAGATTGATAAATTTGTGAATATTCCGCTCTTAACTGACCAATTTGTTGTAACTCGTCTTCCGACAATTTTTTAACTTCCATTGTAAATGTTATTTATGTAATAAAAATATATATCTATAAATATTAAGATTTTTTCCATAACCCCAATATTTAAGATACATATTAAAAAATATTTCCAAAAAGATTATCCAGTTGCACTACTTCCATAAGCAGTTGTCAAACCACCGAAATTGGTCTTAGCTCTAACATAAATTACACCCGCAGTTTTATAATCATAAGTAGCTGCACTAAATGATGTAGGTGCATCCAATATAGTAGTAAATCCACTATCTGATGCAATTTGAATATCAAATGAATAGTTTGCTGATATCGCAGTTGAACCAGGTGATACCACCGCTGAGTTTAGAGAAATTGTAGTTCTCTTATATGTTTCTCCACCTATTGTTACAGTCGATACTGATACAGTCGGTGTAGCCGAAATAGAATATCCTGCGAATGAATTAGAACCTTTATTATGAGTTACAAATCCATTTACAATATATGTATCTACTTCTTCAACATCAATTGATACAACTTCTAAAGTAGAATTTTGAACTTGATTTTCTATCACTTCCACTTCTTCAACGTTGTTATCACCTAATACTTTAATAAATTTATCTCCACTTTGAACTAATCCCAATGGTTTAAATTTATATACCGATTCATTTACATCCCAAACTAACATAGGATGTTCTCCATTACCTCTAACTGAACCACTTGCAGTAGTTACAATATTCCATCTATCTACGAATGTGTAAGCAACTCCAACTACTACTGAATCAGTTAATACTCCACCTGGAGTAGCATATGTCCAATCATAAAAGTTAAAATCAGTAAGTTGATTTACATGAGGAGGATAATATGATTTAAGTATATCACCTTCTATTAAATCTCCCGCCTTTTTTGTAGTTCCATCTGCTAATAAAATATCTTCATCTAAATGCAAACATAAACCACTTGCACCAGCATAGTCATCTACATTATAAACCGTCTTTGTTTTATTTACATTATATCCAGTTGCATGATCATTAAATCCATCTGCGAATTTTACACCAATTGTTCTAGCAGTAGGTGCAACCAATGTTGCAGAGTTACCGATTGCAGCAGCGGTTACGGATGGATTATATGGGGGATTGGCTTGAAAAGAAAATTCAGAAGGTGCATCTATTGACCAGCTAAAATTTGAACTAACTGATCCAACTCTTGATAAAAAACGGCTACCAACATCGGTAAATCCTAATGTGAATGTTTCTGATGTTGATTCTTTGACATATGTAAAACCACTAATTGCATCTACCGAAGCAATACTAAATTCAGACATTGCAATTGGCCCAGTTGTTGTCCCAGCTGCAGATGATAATGATTTTGCCGCAGCTCCTGTTGCTCCTTGCAAATTAGATAATGATAAGGTATCCCCTGATGCTCTAGCCATTATATATTTTTAATAATTTTTCTTTCCAATTTTGTTTATCACTAAACTTATGTATTAACTGATTTTTTAGAGAATCAAACTCTATTTTTCGGTCTTCATATGATAAGTCTATGATACTTCTATAAATATCTACAAATTCTTTTTTATTACTAGCTCTAAACTTATATTCTATTTCAGGACACCATTCAGTTTCCAATATTGGTAATTTTCCCCAATCTATATTTTGAAAAATTGAGTAACCAAACGGCTCAGCAGTAAAAGCGGAGTGAGAAATTCCCCAATCCATTTCATAATACTTTTCGCTGAACTGACTTTCATATTGTATCTTTTTTAGTTTAGAAAAATCTAAACTCTTTTCTTTCAACCATGTCTTTTGAAATGGTCTTATATTAGTGAATAGATATCCTTCTAAACCATTTAAATAATGTGGATTTTTTCTACTTTCACACCTACTTGTAAATCCTATTTTTGTAGATTCGGATAAAGGTTTGTTTTTTACAAACTCATAGTATGAAGGTATATTAATATATCCATTAAAAACATCTTCATATAAGTTATATAATCCTATCCAAACTTTATTCTTAGCATTTATCAATACTTTATCTTCCCATTCTTTTGAATAATGAGGAATCCACCCAAATTCCGTATCGGATAATCCACTTTGAACATATACTCTACTTAAATCATTATGAATTATATAACTATGTAATTTGTGTAAGTTATCTTCTATTAATTCTAATGGAGTATAATGAGCATGAAGAATATTTACATTTCTACATTCTCTAAATTTTTCTTCAAAAATATCTTTGTGATTTCCAGATTCATCATTATACCAATAATGTTCAATTGGTATTTCAAAATTAAAATCAGAGGGTTTGTTTCTATAAATAAGTAAAACCGGTTGAGTGTCTAAGTTGTTACTTATTTCACTCAACCAGTTATTTACCCAAATATCTACTCCCGTATTGATTTTACCTATTCCTGTGGTAAAATATACATCAAACATTTATTATAAACCTTTTTGTTTCTTCAAATTTTCAATCTCAACTTTCATATCGTTGATTTGAATTTGTTGTTCTTTAATACCTTCAATTAATAAAGCAACTAACTTATCATATTTAACTGCCTTATATCCACTTTCTCTTGTCTGAACTAATTGTGGTAACACTGCTTCAATTTCTTGTGCAATTACCCCAACATCGTTTCCTTCATATCCGTGCTCAATTTTATTTTCTTCTTTCCAATCAAATGTATTACCACTAATTTTAGAAATTTTCTCTAAAGGATTTTCAATAGGTTTGATATTATCCTTAAATCTTCTATCTGAAGAAGAGTAAGCTACAACGTCATTAGTTGCATCAATTCTACCCGCAGTAGCAGATGCCGCCATACCAACTCCTAATGAATTAAACTGAACATTAGATGAAGTTGCAACAGCCTGTCCAATTGAGATTGTTACTGCTCCAGTTGCTCCACTTACACTAACACCCGTTCCTGCAACGTTTGAAGTTACACCGGCGTTTGTTAAAGTTACCGAACTACCTAATGATACTGCTCCACCACCACTTAAACCAGTTCCAGCAGTTACAGTCACCGAAGAGTTAGCTAATTGTCCGTTAGTAATTGCCGCAGTTCCACTTAAGTTAGAAGTTGTTAAACCTGTAATTTGAGAAGAACCTGAGATTATACCAGCGCCCAATCCACTTATATCAGTTGCCGCTAAGGTTACTCCACCCGTTCTTGTGTTGAATGAAGTTACACCGGTATTTGCAATTGTAACTGCACCACTACCATTATATGATGTTCCACTTAAACCAGTTCCAATTGTTAAAGTTGCTAAGTTAGAACCTAATGCAACTCCACTAATTGTAGAGTTAGCCAGTTGAGCATTTGTTATAGATGCGTTTGGTATCTGCGCAGAACCACTAAATACTCCAGTTGATGATAGTATTGTAGCCGCAGTAATTGAACCACCCAATGCAGTTGAATTACCTGCAATAGTGATTGTGCTATTTGCCAAATTAGCATTTGAAATACCCGCAGTTCCACTTAAGTTTGAGTTTGTTAAACCACTAATTGTATTTGAACCCGCTGCAATAGTTTTATTTGTAAGAGTTTGAGAACCCGTTACTGTCGCAATTATAGCCGTATCAACTGATAATGTTCTAGATGCTGCAATCGTTCCTCCTCCACTCATACCTAATCCAGCTAATATTGAAACCGAAGTATGATCAACGTGCTTATTAGCATCATAATTAGTTGTTGCATTATGGTCTATTTGAGATGAACCACTAAATGCCCCAATTGCATTACCTATTGTAGCCGCAGTTATTGTTCCACCTAATGCAGTTGATTGTCCAGCTATTGTAATTGCATTGTTTGTTAAAGCAATTGTTGGAGTTGCACCTTCACCACTATTATTTGATAAAGTAATACCACTACCTGCTACTAACGAACCAACATAATCACCGGTTGTATCTACTCCTAATGCTACTGAATTTGCACTAATTGTAGCCACACCATTTGATGCGATTGTAATATCACCACTAATACCTGAGAATATTTGTGCTCCACCCGAAACCAATGTTGTTCCAGTTGCAACTAATGAGCCCGTTACAACCAATGAACCACTAATTCCAATTGCGTTACCATTGTATTCAGTTATAATTGAATCGTTCAAATGGTCTCCTCCTGCACTTCTTGCAATCTTACCATTTGTCAATGCAACTTCATCACCTAATGAACCCGTATTTCTAGGCCCCATTATTAACATTGCCCCACTATATCCAGATCCACTTGCATTTTGATAAATCCATCTATTATTTAACGAATCCCATGCTAATGAAGCAGTTGCATTAGATGAACCACTATCATATACTTTTAATCCACCAAATCTTTCAGATGGTTCATTAACATTTACTGAAATGTAAGATGTCTGAACATTCAATTGTGATGAAGTTACATAAGTAATAGAAGAAGAACCATATACAATTAAATTCTGAGAAATATATAACGAACCCGTTACGTTTTGGTCTCCAACAAAAGAATTTGAACCAGTTGTTGCATATCTACCTTCAATAATATCTAATCTATTATTTTGTGCCAAATCAGTTGTTGCAATAGAACTACTTAATGCTGTGTTAGTAGAATCATTTAATGTAGCAACCGATGCACTATATGTAGTATATCCAGTTGTTGAAGATAAAGTAATTTGAGAAGAACCACTTATCACTCCATCAGTATTCAACTTAGATTTAATAGTTGTATTGATAGAAGATGTAAATGTATTCAATGATGAAGTTGAAGTATGTATTGCACTAATGTTTGTATTATTAGATGCAGTATATGAGTTTATACCACTATTGTAAGTGTTTTGAGAACTCGTATATGCATTTAATGAAGATGTTGCAGTATGAATTGCATTTATCTTTGTATCATTTGATGCAGTATATGTATTTAAACTTCCAGATGAGGTTTCTAACGCTCCTAATCTATTATTCTGAGTTGTATTAGTTGAATCATTTGATGATGTATAAGCATTAAATGCGTTTCTTATACTACCACTTTCAGCTTCTAACCCACTTAATACAGGAGATAAAGATGCGGTATATCCATTGAAAGTGATTCTTATACTTCCACTTTCCGCTTCTAATGAATTCAATCTACCATTTTGAGTTGTATTAGTTGTATTATTTGAAGCAGTATAAGAATTTATAGATGCACTAAAATCATTTAAAGATTGCGTCGTAGCTTCTAAAGCTCCTAATCTATTAGTATGTAATGATATATTAGTATTATTAGATGCAGTATATGAATTTAATGATGCAGTTGTATTTTGAATCGCAGTTAATTGATTACTCTGAGATTGATGATTTGCATTATTAGAAGATGTGTATGCATTATATTCTGCTTCTAAAATAATTCTGTCTTCGTTTGAAATAGTTCCAGCTTTCCAATAGTTATTAGTATTATCCCATAATAAAGAACCGGTTTCACCTGCTCCAGAATCCAATACTTGAATACCTCCATTACTAGCCGCACTTCCATTTAATTGAACTACATTATCTCCAATATTCAGAGTTGTTGAATCAATAGTAGTAGTTGTTCCTTTAACATTTAAATCTCCTTTAATTGTCACCGCAGAACCTGTGAATTGAATTGCACTTGCTACTGATGATGAAAATGCTACTAAACTACCACTTACTGTTTCTAATGCCCCTAATCTATTATTTTGAGTTGTATTAGTTGTATCGTTAGAAGAAGTATATGTGTTTAAACTAGCAGTTGTGGCCTCTAAAGAACTTAATTTACTATTTTGTGTTATATTAGTAGTGTTATTAGAAGCAGTATATGCGTTCATAGAAGAACTATAAGTTTGGAACGCTTGCCCAAAACTAGCAGTTGTCGTTTCTATTGAATTTACTCTACTTAATAAAGAAGATGTAGTAGTTTGAATACTATCCAATCTACTATTAACTGAAGAACTATATTGTTGAGCGTTTCCGAAACCAGCAATTGTTGAACCACTTAATTGACCAGTTACTTTAAAATCACCACTTGCATTAGAAGAAAATGTTCCAACAACTGTATTTGTTCCTGGATCAACTACTTTAATTGAACCCGTTGAAATATATAAATCTCTCCAAGCCGCAGTTACACTACCTAAATCAAATGCGTTTGTTGTTTGTGGAATTAAAGATGAACTTAAATTCGCAGTAACTGTTACTATATCGGATGTTTGATCACCAATTGTAATATTACCACCTAATACTAAATTACCTTTTATTTCACCATTTCCTGTTATATGTAAAGCTCCACCACTAATAAATGATGATGCTGATACTGATAATACATTTAATGATGATGATTCACCGGTTGTTGCTAATGTAATATCACCAGCTGCTCCACCGATTTGTAGAGTATTTAAGGTGCTATTTACATATGGCTCACCAAATGATAATGAACCCGATTTGTCTGCTGTCGAACCTCTTCTAAATTTAAGTGCCATCTATTTTTATTTTAATTCTTTTTTATATTATATAAATATTGTTTTTGTAACTATTAATATTTTACTAAGGTATTAATAATAATTTAGTATAACCATCTGGAATAGCAGAAGTATTAGAACCTCCAAAAGGATTTGCATTTGCTACCGCAGAAAGGGCAGATGTTGGAATTGTAAAATTACCAGTATAAACTCCCAATCCTTTTACTATTCTAAAGTTAGTTATATAACCTCCATATTGCTCCGATGCCAATCCTCCTACTTTTGCACCAATCACAAAATTATTTGGTGAATTGGTGGTAAGATTAGCCGTATTAGCAGTTCCTCCACTATTTTGAATAACTCCATCATAATATAAATAAACTCTACCACTAATACGAACTAATGCAAAATGTCTCCAAGCATTTTTTTGACTTAATCCAGTTTTAAGAGCCGATGGAGCCGAATTCCAAACATAAAATGTACCGCTTTCAATACTTACTCCAAATAGGGCTGAACCCGCTCCGTACCAAAATATTCTTGGAAACGAATTCGTATCAGTTTGATATTGAAACCATTCGATAGTATAATCACCTGTTCCAAATGCAAATCCATCTTGCCCCGCTGCATAAACATATGAGGTTGAACTATTTGGAAATGAATATGAATTACCACCTCCACTAAATGGAGATTGTGCAACAGTCGTTATACTACCAGCTATTGTAGGAGATGTTACTAATGTTCCAGATGGAGCACTTCCTCCTCCCACTACTATTGTAGGTTGATGATTATTAAACGCTATGGCAGTAAATAAACCCATTATTGTATTTGTCTAGCTCCGGTTGAAAGGATTGTTGAATTATTAACCATCATCATTGAAACTATATCTACCGCACTTCCACTTGCACTTCCGGTATTGAATGATCCAGAAGGAAATTTAAATCCACTATCCCATCTTACACTTCCAGTTGTTGATTGTTGTGTTAATACTAAGTTAGCAGTTAAACCTGGTTGCATATTAGATGCAGTTATATGAGTTATAGATGATGAAGGAATAGTTAAAGTAAAGAAAGTTCCTCTTGTGAAATCAATACTTGCAGTTCCACTTGTCACACTTAATGCTACTACATTTCCCGCTACACTTCCAGTCACCGTCAAACTACCACTTATTATCTGAGAACCTTTGGTTGTTAATGAACCTGTGATTGAATAAGAAGAAGATAATTGATTTGTACTTTTCCAAACACTTCCACTTTTCATTAACAAATCTCCATACGAAGATGTTGTTGTAGTATCTACTACATCATTTACTTCACTTAATTTACCTTTTAATTGAGGTCTTACTAATAAAGTTACATTATTACCATTTATAGTCGTTACTGCTGCTATTCTTGATTTTAAAGCAGGTGCAGTTGGTGAAACATTTGTCATTGCTCCCGCAATAGTTGGGTGTGGATAAAGAATATCACCTTCTACCCAAGTTTCACCTGCAGGTTGTATATGTGTTTTACTTACATTTCTAACATATCCAAACCAAGTTGCAAATCCAGTTCCATTATTTGGAATATTTTCAGTTAAAACACCAACAATGTAATCTGCAGGATATGTTCCATCTCCAACTGCTTTTACTACTGAAATTCTATTTCCAAAACTTACACCAGAAGGATTAACCATTACTAAATCTCCATCTTGTAAATCTGCACCACTTTTATTTACAACAGGCGGATAATACAATTCTTGTCCCATTTGAAGAGTTGCATTATTACCCATTTGTAAATTAATAGTTCCATCCTGAGTATTAGCCCACATTGAATATGATGGAGCAGTTGTTATTCCAGATGATGTGTTAAAAGTAATAAAATCTGCTGAAAGAGATCCAGTAAAAGAACCACTATATAATCCTAATATTCTACTATCAACTGAAGAACTAAAATTAGTTACGTTTCCAATTCCTACTATACTTCCACTATATCCATTTGCAGTTATATATCCAACAGTCGTATCACTTGCTACAATATATAAACCATTTGCCGCAGGTATTAATTGTGTTTGTCCAGTTGAATTACCAAACCAACCAATTTTACCCGCTTCAGTTCCAACTAAGGGTAAATTATTAAAATCAATTAAATAAACAGTCGAACCTGTTAAAAAATCATTAATTGGAGTTTCATCTGGAATATTAAAATCCCAACTATTGTTAGGTAATCCATCATCTACTACAATTCCCGTTAAATTTGCACCATCTCCATAAAATGAACCAGTAAATGCACTTCCAGAGAATATGGATGCGGTTACGTTTAAATCTACTTCTAAATTACTAAGGGATGCATCCGAACCACTTACGATGACTTTTTTCCAATTTGGCATTTAATACTACGATTTGAGATTTAGTATCGTTGGAAAAAGGAGTTGGATAGAATATAAGATTGACACAATAAGGATATCACCCATTATGAGTCTTTTTGTAAATCTTTATGTAAATCTTCTATCGCGGTTGGTAACACATTTTTGTGCCCACTTCCCTTTCAGGCCAACAATATCAACAATAAATATTATCTTTTTTTAATAAGAATAAAAAAAGGGTAGATTAACTACCCTTTTCTTTTTTTTCTAAATATCTCTTTTGTAATTTGAGAATGATACTATAAATTATTTCTAATTCTATACCTTTAAATGTTGAATTTTTGATTAAATTGAAGAGATATTCAAACTCTTCTATTGTTAAATCAACACCATTTACTTTTTCTTTTTTCGGAGATTGTTGAGCTTCTTCTTTTTCTATTTTTTCAACAATTTCTTCCGTTTGTTTTTCAATTGGTTGCTTTCCAACTTTAGTAAAAATACCCATAACCTATTTTATATTTTAATTAAACGTATATATAAATTTCTCCGGCTTCAATTCTCATATTACCAACTTGTTGATACGCAGGGATATCAGTTGTTACTACCGCTGCCACATAAGCATCTGGTGCAAATGAAGTTGCAGATGAATCAAATGATCCACTAAAACCCCATCTTAATGTTCCCGCATCAAATGCAAATGCATGTCCAATACCACTTCCTTCATCCACTACCAAACCCGCTTCATCTGGATTTGTTGAACCACTATTTAAAAGAATGAATTTATCTTCAACTGCTAAATTAGCTACGTTTAAGTAAGTTAAATCTCCATTAACATTTAAATCACCACTTACTGTCAAATTACCATTTGCAGTAGCATTAGCACCACTTAATGTGAATACTGAATTACCAGCAGAAGATTTAATATCATTACCAGTTATTTGTAAATCTCCTCTAACTTCAACATCTGTTCCATTTAATTCTATTGCAGTTGCAGTTGATGAACTGATAGTATTACCAGTTACTTTAATATCACCTGCAAAAGTAGTTAATGTATTAGAAGTTAAAGTAATATTTGTATTACCGTCTGATGCTAAAATATCGTTTCCACCTACTTTAATATCACCAGCTACTTCAACATTAGTTCCGTTTAATGTAATTACCGATGCACTTGCACTATTTTTAATTACATTACCACCGATTTGTAAAGTTCCAGTGATAATTGGATTAGATACTAAACCGATAGTTACAGTCTGACCGCTAACTCTCGTATCAATTTCATTTGCATCACCTGTGATTGTTAGGTTTTGAGTTTTTAAGGAAACTGTTCCAGTAGAAGCATCAGAACCGCTGATGTTTAATGTTGAAACTAAACCTGTTAATGCACTACCATCTCCACTAAAAGAACCTGTGAAAGAACCTGATAATACTGTGTTGGATTGGTTTGTACCAATTACGTTATATCCGGATGCACCAACAACTACTGCATTTGATGCAGAAACTATTTGTAGTTCCGCAATACTACCAGATACTATGACTTTTTTCCACTGTGCCATTTTAAATTATTTACTTTATGAGTTTGGGGGTTATATTAATAACACATATAAATATATAACTTTTAGTAAAACCTAATACTTTATCCAATTCCAACAAAAAATTCTCCAGATGAAGAATAAAACATACCTCCACTTACTACGGAAGGTGCAATTTGTTGAGGTTGTAAGGTTATACTACCACTTATTATAACATCACTATTTTTAAAAATAGTAGTTTGTTTATTTACATAATCGCCATATGAATTTCCTATTATTAATTCAGAATTTGAACTTTGAGAAGTGCTTAACTTATTAAAAATTAATTCACTTCCACTTACAATTTGCCCAAATATTAATGATGCACTTATTGAACCCGTTACCCAAAGTTTTCCACTATCATCTAGTTTTAATAAATCAGATTGAGTATCAAAAATTTTAAATGCAGTTCCTCCATCGCTTACCGATGCAGTTACATCACCACTTGCAATTTGATTTAATTGCAATCCAACAACTCCACCGGCTGGTATATTAATTAATCCACTTGCATCTCCAAAAAAACTTCCACTAAAAGAACCGGTATATGATCCAGAATATGATTCTAATACATCTATTCTATCATTTAAAGATGAAGAGACGGTATTAAATCCTTCTCCTCTGGCACCTTGAGGCCCAGCAGCAATCACCTTTACAATCCTAGCACCTTCAACGGGTTCAGTTACTACGACTGTATTGTTTTCACTATTTATGATTACTTTATTACTAGCCATTATTAAATTCTAGTTACTTCTCTTTTATTTAGTATAGTTCCCTCTAATAATCTATAAACCTCATCTCCGCTATATAATTCAATATCATATACGGCTTCTTCAAAATTAAATCCAGCAGTTGTATCGGCGTGTAGATATACCAATACCGCGCCACTAATTGCAGCTGCGCTTCCAGTTCCCGCACTTCCACTAAATTCTAAATAACTTCCTGTTCTTGCAGCAGAAGATGTTATTAATGGTAAGGTTGCAAAAAGTTTATTTTTGGTATTATCTGCATAATCAGAACGAATTTGCATTTTGGCATCGTATCCCTGCAAATCAATATATGATCCAGAAGCATCCGTATATTCAATACCGAATCGATACGTTGCTCCTTGTTCTATTGTAAATGAATATTTTCCAGCTGACATCTGAATTAATAAATTGTTTGTTTAATCTACTATAAATATGATAAAGAAAATATAATCAAATATTTTAATTACTTTCCTTCTTCCAATTTACTAATTCTAGCTTCTAATTTTTCTATTGTAGATTGTTGTTCTTTAATACCTTCGATTAACAATGCTACTAATTTATCATACTTAACCGCTTTGTATCCACTTTCTCTCGTTTGAACCAACTCAGGAACTACTGCTTCAATTTCTTGTGCAATTACTCCAACATCATGCCCCTCATATCCATGTTCAACATTTGGAATCCAATCAAATTCATATCCTCCGATTTCTTTAATTTTTTGAATAGGAGAACCGATTTGAATAATATTAGTTTTGAATCTTCTATCTGAAGAAGAGTAAGCCACAACATCATTTGTTGCATCAATTCTACCCGCAGTAGCAGATGCCGCCATACCAACACCAACCGAATTAAACTGAACATTTGATGTAGTTAAAATAGGTTGATTTATATATGTTCCAAATCCTGTTGTAGATGCTATTGAAACCTGCGATGAACCCGATACAACTGTATTAGTATTTAATTGAGTTTTAATTCCACTACTCCAATTAGTAGTAGCAGTTGCATCAATTTGTGATGAACCACTTACTGAACCTATTGGTAATAATGAAGTAACTTGCGTAGATCCAGATACAACATTATTTGAATTTAATTCAGTTTTAATCCCAGTTGCCCAGTTAGTAGTAGCAGTTGCATCAATTTGTGATGATCCACTCACCAACGATGTTCCAGTTGATACAATTGATCCTGTTATTGTTAAACTACCACTTATACCAATTGAATTAGAAGCAGTATATTCAAATATAATTGAATCCCCAATATGGTCTCCACCAATTGATTTTGGTATTCTACCATTTGTTAATGATGGTTCATCTCCTAACGAACCGGTATTTCTCGGTCCAGAGATAAACATAGCTCCATTGTATAAAGCACCACTAACATTTTGATATACCCATCTATTGTTCAATGAATCCCATGCTAATGAAGCAGTTGCATTAGATGAACCACTATCATATACCTTTAATCCTCCAAATCTTTCAGCAGGTTCAAAAACATTTACTGATATAAATGAAGTTGCAACTTGTAATTGAGATGATGTTACATATGTGATTGAAGAAGAACCATAAACCACTAAATCGTTTAATACATAAAGAGAGCCTGTTATTCTTTGGTCTCCAACATAAGTGTTAGAACCAGTTGTTGCATAAGAGCCGGTCTTTCCATTTAACGAAGCAGTTGTAGCATATAATGAAAATTTAGCCGCAGTTAAATTAGATATATCCGCATTATTAGAAGATGTATAAGAATTAAGAGCAGTGTTATGAGTATTCTGAGAACTTGTAAATGCGTTTAATAAACCTTCTAATACAATTTTTTGTTCCGAACCATTTATACCGGCTTTCCAATAATCATTTGTAACATCCCATTTTAAAGATCCAGATGTTGTGCTTCCACCAACTGCATCTCTTACTATAATACCTCCATCAGATGTTCCACCTGCGTTCAATGAAATGATATTATCATCTAATTGAATTGTAGTAGAGTTAATTGTAGATGTTGTTCCTTTAACTAATAAATCACCTTTAATAGTTACTGCCGAACCAGTCAATTCTATTGCACCATTAAATGAATTTGTAAATGAATTCAAAGCAATTAATGATGTATTAGCAGATGAACTGAATGTATTCAATGAAGCCGTTGAAGTATGTATTGCACTAATATTTGTGTTGTTAGATGCAGTATATGAATTCAAACTAGCAGTTGCAGTAAATATAGCAGTATTCTTAGTATCTTGAGAAGATGTATAACTATTCAAACTACTTGTTGAAATATGAATAGCAGTTAATTTACTATCTACCGATGATGTATAAGTTTCTAATGAAGAAGTATATGCTTCAAACGTAAATGAATCCAAAAATCCAGTTCCTGCAACGAATTGATTAATTCTATAATTGAAGGATTGTGAAATCTGAGATAATGATGCAGTTAATTGTGATGATGATACAAATAAACTAGCAGTTGCAATGTTCAATGAAGCAGTTGTGCTTTCTAATACATTCAATCTACTATTTTGAGAACCAGTTGTAGAATTAACTGATGCAGTAAATGAATGTATTGAACCGCTCCATACTCCGAATTCAGTTTCAGAAACATAAGAAGCATTTAATGAAGAACTAAATGTTTCTAATGCACCAACTCTTGTGTTGAATGATGAACTTGCTACTAAATAAGAAGAAGTATGAGTATTAAATGCATTTCTAATACTTCCACTTTCACTTTCTAATGAATTTAATCTACCATTTGCAGAAGATGTAAATGTATTTAAACTACCACTTGCAGTTTCTAATAATGCAATTCTACTATTTTGAATTCCATTAGTAGAATCATTTGAAGCAGTATAAGAATATATCGATCCAGAAAAAGTTTCCAAACTACTAACTCTAGCTTCTTCTGCTGCATTGATTGTAGCAATAGAAGAACTAAATGTTGTATATCCAGTTGTAGCAGTAATATCAATTTGAGATGAACCACTTACTACTCCATCACTATTTAATTTATTTTTAATAGTTGTATTAATAGAAGAAGTAAATGAATTCAATGATGCAGTTGCAGTATGAATCGCACTAATATTTGCATTATTAGATTGAGTGTAATTGTTAATAGAAGAACTATATGTGTTCAAAGTATTTCTAATACTTCCACTTTCATTTTCTAAATTAGTTAATCTAACATGTGCAGATGAAGAAAAAGTTTGAAATTCACCATTTAAAATTATTTTTTCTTCACTACCTAATTTTCCAGCTATCCAATAATCATTTGTAGTATCCCATAATAATGATCCCGAAATTAAAGAAGCACCACTTGCATCTCTTACAACTAAACCACCATTACTTGCACCAGTTCCGTTTAATGCAATTATATTATCACCCGTTTCAATTGTGGTTGAATTTACGGTCGTAGTTGTTCCTTTTACTAAGAAGTTCCCTTTAATAGTTACATTTGAACCTGTAAATTCTATACCAGTTGCAACCGATGAAGAAAATGTTAATAAACTAGCACTTGTTGTTTCTAAAGCAGTTAATCTATTATTTTGAGTTGTATTAGTAGTATTATTAGAAGATGTATAAGAATTTAAACTTCCTGTCGTATTTTCTAATGATAAAATTCTTGCATTACTAGCAGAAGTAGTTGTTGCAACTGAAGAACTATAAGTAGTATAACCAGTTATAGAAGTAAATGTAATTTGTGAAGAACCACTAACTACATTTTCTGCATCCATTTTACTCTTAATCGTATTGTTGATTGAAGAAGTAAATAAGTTTATACTTTGTGTTGCAATATGAATTGCATTTATATTCGTTGTATTAGATGCAGTATAAGAATTTAATGAAGCTGTTGTAAAATAAATCGCTCCAATTTTAGAATCATTGGAAGCGGTATATGAATTTAAACTACTTAAATCTTGTGAATTAATTCTTAAATTTAATGAAGATGAAAAATCAGATACATTTCCAACTGCATCAATTACATCAACTGAAGCAGTTGTTGCATACAATCTTTTCCAATATTTTCCACCACTACCTAAATTATATTGAGTATTAGCATTTGGAACTAAATCGGAATTAAAATCGGCAATGACAGTAATAGTATCTTGAACGGCATTATCTCCTAATTGAATACTACCACTAATATAAACATCTCCTCTAAAATAAGCATTTGATGCAGTAATATCTCCGGTTAAAGATAATGATCCAGAGTTAGCTAAAGAACCACTCCATTTTGATGCTGATGAAACACCGGTATTTAATTTTACCAAAGTTATTTCTTCACTACCACTTGCACCAAATACTACGCTTTGACTATCTGCGTTAAAATATGGTTCTCCGTATGATAGAGTTCCTTTAGAACTACTACTACCTCTTCTTATCTGGAATGTTGCCATTTATAATTTAATTGTTGAATTCTTTAATAAATATAAAGGTTAAAAAAATAATATGATTATCCTTAACCAATCTTTGTTATTTTAATATATCCACTTCCACTATTATATGTAGAAAGATTTGTAATAGCACTTCCACTAAATGTAGATAAACCATCATAATTTCCATCAGATGTTGATATAGTATTTGCAGATGAAGTTATATAAGATCCGCCACCTCCTCCGGCATCAGCCGTAGTATTTACGCTACCATAACCACCGCCACCGCCGGAGTATCCACCACCTCCACCTCCATCGATAATACCATTACCAGACCCACCTCCTCCAAATCCACCCCAAGAGGATGCATAAGTTGATGGAGTTCCCCACGATGATGCAGCGCTACCACCCTTTGAACCACTTATAAATGAATTACCACCTTCACCATAAGTTGTGCTCGTAAGCGGTCTTGTGTATGTTCCATCTCCATTTTGTCCATTTCCATTAAATCCTGCTCCCGCACCGCCATCATAACTATTTACGGATGTAGTCGATGAACCACTAATGTGAGAACGACCACCCATACTTCCCGTTCCTCCTGGAGCACCATAATATGATGTAGAACCAGCAGTTGTTGTTACTCCATTTTTTCCAACTTGTAATGAATTTGCATTAAATCCAGTGTATCTAGCAGTTCCGCCGCCACCTCCAGCTACAAATAATGGAGTTTGAGTTGATCCCGAAAGTGCAACAAAAGTTCCACCTCCGCCACCCATACCCATATAAGATCCAGATTGATTAATATTTACTCCATTTGCATCGGTGTATTGACCTACAACCATAGTTAATTTTTGGCCCTGAGTTAATGCAATTCTTCCTTTTATAATAGCACCCTTACCATACCCTATTGAAAAATTATTTATAGGAACACCGGCTCTACTACCTGCTAATTCTATTTCATAAGTTGCAGTTGCAGGAACTGTCCAAACTTGATATCCTAAAAATGCACCGGTTGTAAAATATGATGCATTTGAAAAATAACTACCAGATGTTGAACCCGTATAAGCAGCTAATAGAGCAGAACCGGAAGGTCCGAATGGCCCAGTTGTTCCAACATTAGTAAAAGTAAATGAACTAAATGGATATAGTTGATTCGGTGATATATTTAAACTTCCTACAAATGTAATCGCCATATTATACTAATCTTTCAATTGAAATCATATTATTATTAAATCCTGAACCCAATATCATTGTAATTCTCCACGAGATTGTGTTTGATGTATCCATTATTATCCACGTATCAGTTGCACCGGCAGTTCCGAAGTTGTATCCGGATGCTAAATATGTAGGAGTAGATGTTATAGATAATGGAGATGATGCATTAATAGTAGTTCCTACGACAGTACCAGCTTGTGAATATATTCCACTACCATAAACACTATATGTTACGCCAGCCGAAGTTGTTGAAAGTTGCAAACTTTTATTTCCCGTTGAAGGAAGTCTTGCTTTTAAATCACCCAATGTTACATCAATACCTAAATTTACTAATCCACTTGCTTTCCACATTAATTCACCACCTACACCTGCAGGTGCTTTACTCAAATCAACAAAAACACCTTTTGCGTTAGCACTACCTTCAAAAACTCTATATCTATTTTGCCAAACATCAATTGTTACACGATTTTGTAATGTAGTATTTGTTACAGGAATTGCTAAATTGATTTCACCACCTTCATCCCCACCTCTACCATCTACACTTAATGCTGAAACATTAAAGTTCGCAGAACCACTTACTAACAATGAACCCGTAATTTCTACATATCCATTATTTTGAACATATAAATTACTACCACTTGTCAAATATAAAGATGAACTATTCGCATTTAATGATGAACTAATAATTGTTCCACTATTAACCGTCAATGAACCTGTAATTGCCTGATTTCCGTTAAATTGATTTGAACCAGTTGTTGCATATGAACCGGTTTTTGAATTCAATGAAGCAGTTGCAATATAAACATTACTTAATGCAGTATTTGCCGAAGAAGTAAATGTGTTTATACTTGATGTGAAACTATTAAAAGATGAAGTAGTTGCAAATCCACTACCATTTACTACCGCATTTATTCTACTATCAAATGAAGAAGATGTTGTAGTATATGATGATGTAAAAGTATTCAATGATGCAGTTGCAATATAAACATTACTCAATGCAGTATTTGCAGAAGAAGTGAATGTATTAATTGAACTACTAAATGTATTAGATGAAGTTGCAAATGCATTAAATGAAGAAGTTAATAATAAACTACTTGTATTAACATTCACTACTGATGATGTTGTAGCAAATCCTAAATTAGTTATTTGCCCACTGCCACTAATTACATTTGGAGATATTATTGCACTATTACCATATTCTAAAACATTTATAGTTGCATAATCCCCACCATCCGCTAAAATATTATTATAATAGATTGAATATGTATGAGAACCAGTTTCACTATTACTTACATATACAATCGGAGGTAATGGTGTATGATAATTTGCAATATTAAAATAAAATGTTTGAGATGCAACTGCAACACCATCTCTTAATAATTGTGCAGTTCCAGTTCCAATAGATGACCTCCACCCACTAGTATTTACAGTCACTATGATTGCACCACCACTACCTGTATATGAAGTTGTCCAAGCAGAAGCACCAGTGTAAGATGCATTATCTAATATTCTTGTTAATGTTGGTTGTGCAAAAGTAAATCCATTTTGAAGAGGAGTTCCATTATATGTAAAACTACCACTTAATAACAATGAACCACTAATTGTTTCAGTTCCTATAAATGTATTTGAACCCGTAGTTGCATAACTTCCGGTTTTACTATTCAACGAAGCAGTTGCGGTATAAACATTACTTAACGATGTATTAGCCGATGAAGTAAATGTGTTTATACTTGCACTAAATGTATTAAATGTTGAAGATGATAAGAAAGGGGTTACAACAGGTAAATTTGCAGTTAGAGCAAATGAAGATGTTTCACTTTCAGTAATCCAACTTCCACTTACACTTTCAATTTGATTTAATCTATTAACTAAACTTGCAGTTGAAATACTTGCAGTATAAGTGTTAAATGAAGATGTAGTTACTAATGAAGAAGTATCTATACTCAATACCGAAGATGTAGTCGCATATCCTAATCCACTAATTTGTGAAGAGCCACTAATTACTCCGTTTGTTGCCTGAATTGATCCACTTATATAATCAACTCTTAATCTATTAGCTGATGGGTTATATAATATGTTTGAAAAATTATCAGTATAAGTTTGTAAATATCCATTTGAACCACTTGCCACAAATACCAATGAAAATTCACCATTTGTTGAAGAATTTTGAGTAGCTACTAATCCAGCATATCCCACCATCATAGATGATGTGAGTGAATTTCTTACAAATGATCCAGTTAATTGTATAGATGAACTATAAACTCCGCTTAATGATGAGGTATAAATGTTAAAAGAAGATGTTGTCACATAATTATCAACATCTACATATCCCTCTAATGCATCCAATCTACTATCTATACTTGCACTATCTACTAAATAAGATGCAGTAAATTGATTTAATGATGAACTTATATATCCTAAATTATCAGTAATACTATGTCCGGTTCCGGTATTAATTATATTCGTATCACCGATAATAATATCTAAATAACCATCGGTAACTAATCCGTTTCCTGCGGTTGCAGAACCTTTATAAACATTACCATCTGCATTAAGAACAATATCCGAATCAGTAGCATGTAATGTTATAGCACCATTTGTAATTGTTTGAGATGTAAATGTAAAATCCGCAATATCTGCTGATGTTGATATAAATCCTAAATCAGTTATTTGAGAACTTCCACTTATTAAATTATTTGGAAGAGAAGTTAAAAAACTACCAGTTTCAGCTTCAGTTATAAATGAAGATGTTTGAGATGATAATATAAAAGATCCCGTTTCAGTTTTTAACAAATAACTTCCACTATTATTTTCCAAAGAAGTTAATCTACTATTTTGAGTTGTATTAGTAGTATTATTCGAAGATGTATAAGTGTTAAAAGTAGAACTACTTAAAAATGGAGTTAGATTAATTAATTCTAAATTATCAACTCTACTATCAAAACTAGCACTATCAGTTTTGTAAGATGATGTAAAAGTATTGAAAGAAGAACTTAATAATAAAGAAGATGTATTTATTGTTTGAACCGATGCGGTATATGCTTCAAACGATGAAGTTGATAATTTAGTTGCAACATTTAATGTTGATGCACTTGCAAAAGCATTTAAAGAAGATGTAATCGCAGAAGCGCTTCTTAATAATTCTATATCAGTTGCAAAGGAGGGTTCTAAACTTGCACTAACAAATTCAACTACTCTTTGTAAGGTAACTTTTTGTGTTTCATTATTATCTACAACAGGTAATATACTACTTGTTGTTAATTGTGAAATAGTGCTTAATTGTGAAATTTTTGGCATCTTATATTATTCTGCTATTAATTCGTTTCCAAATTCATCTTGTAAAGGATCACCAAATATATCATTGGATTCTTTTTCTATTCTATCACCTAATATCACATTACCAAATTTATCCAATGGTTTTTCCAATGATGTTGTTAATCTTCCATTTACATCGTAACCATCTCCTCCTTGAACTAAAACCTCATTTGATACAACCACTTTACGAATACTAAATCCTTTCTGAGTAGTAGGTTGATTATCATATCTCTTAGGTAATAAGTATGCATTTACACTCAATGTGCAATTTGTTCTTATTATTCTTTCTGAACCACTGCCTATATCTTGTTGATTATCAAAATTACCAACTACTACTCTAAATTTATAATTACCACTTTCACCCCAATATTGCTCATTTGCATATTGGAATTGTTCTATGATTTTATTATTATGTTCCGTATATCCTGTCCAAAAAACTACTTCATATGTTAAAGTTACATAGTTAGGCATTCTCACATCATATGCTTCAAATCTTCTCTTAAAATCCGGATTTAATAATGAGAATCTATCATATGCATGTTTTTGAGAATATTTTTTTACAGTCGGATAAGTTACTCTATAATCTTTTAAGAATTTCATTGATTCATTTTGCTCAATAGAATTTCTCTTAAACATAATAATTGGAAGTTGAATTTTTCCCAATTTATCTTTTAAGTATCCATCTTTTTGTGCAGATTTCCATCTTTCTGCATTTCCATACAAAAGAGGAATTTTAACTTTATTACCATTTTGTTCCACCTCAGGTATTAAATGTTTTTCCATATAGTTTGCAATAATAGAATCAACATCCAATAATGATATTTCTAACATTTTGGATTCATCCTGCTTTACTATTTTAGAAAATTCTTTATCTGCCATTATCTAACAATTTGTTCTAAATCAATCGTAGTATTTCTACTTAAGAATGCTTCACATATAACCGAAAATTTATTATCACCTATACCACCTATCCACTGGTCTTCTCTTACATTTGAAATCTCATAATAAGAACCATCCATATAAACAACATCTCCAACTTCTGGATAAAAATTATTTTCTATTAATGTATGTCTATTGAAACGGAAATTAGAAGTTCTATTAGTATCAGCTCCAAATCCTTCATAATTAGTTTCAGTATCACCTCTTTCAATCATACAATAAGTTTCCATCCCTTTATAATATTTCTTATCAGTAGATTCACCATAAAGATTATATGCAGTTTCCAATACATTAACTTTAAATAATGTAACTAATTGCTCCATTACATCATTTACCATTTCTGTTGAAATCTGCTGAAAAAATCGTATGTCTCTCGCTGAATTAAATCTTGGCATATTATCCTACATATATTGCTAAAGGAACTTTTTGTAACATTTCTAATTGTTGTTGAGCCTCAGCTGCTTTATTTTCAAACTGAACTTTTCTACTTACCTCTTCTAAGTTTTCTCTAAGTTGAGTAATTAAGTTTTCTTTTTCAGTTGTTGCCTCCGCTCTTAATTGAGCACCATCTAAAGTTGTTTCACCACCAGGAATAGGAATAGTGTTATATTTTTCCCTGATAGCTCCTAACAATTCTTTTGATAATGCTAATGTATATTTTCTAATCCATTGCTTACCCACATCATTAATCTTTCTATATGGAATAAAATTATATTTGATATTAGAGTAATCCGATACAAGATTAGGTCTAACCGAAGTTGAATTAGTTTCAAATTCATCTCTAACAAAATACTCAAACCAAATTATTTGATCAGTTGTTGGAATAGGAAATATTTGTAATTGATTATTTACAATATTAAATGTATGTGCAGATTTGCGAATTTGGTCATTAAATTCAATAGCTTGAATTCTAAGTAAATCTTCGTAGAAAGGTAACAATACGAATTGGGTTGCAGTAGAAAATGAGCTAAAACCAAACTCTTGAGTAATATTTAGAGTTCCCATACCACTAATTGAATACGGATCAAAGAAACGAGATAAAGCCGGTTTGGGTTCAAAATAAACTTTTGTTACTTCTATTCTACTACCACTCTCATATACATCCGCAAATAATTCTTTTAAATCGTAAGATTGTGTATAAGCACTCGCACTTACAAATCCTCTTTTGATATCAGTTGCACCGCCTACTCCTGCCAAAGTTCCATAAGCATCACTTATTTTTACAATGTTAGGAACAAATGAACCTTCTACTAATTGACCTGTAAAATTGGTTGATGTAGATTGACCCGTTAAAACAGGCAAATTGTTACGAATATTAAACTGATTTACTTGCGCAGAATATTCCGAAGTTGCTTCTTCTAGACAAGCATAAAACTGCTCATCTATTAATTCTACATCAATAATAGGGTATCCTAATCTTCTAGCACACCATAAGGATACTTTTGGAGCATCATCCGAAAAGTAACTATCGTCATCATAAATACCGAATGGAGTTTGTCCAGTCGTAAATGAAGATGATCCAGGATAATGGTTTATTGTTGAATTTACCGACATTTCGTAATTTGTTTGTCTATAAATATTAAATTACGAAATAAAGATGGTTAAGATAACTCTTTAATTAAATAAAGTGTGGAATATATTAATTGATCCACATTATCTATTTGATTTTGTATATAAGATTCTTTAATCGGTTGTCTTTTGATTTCTACTATTTTCAATATCTTTTCAAAATATGCAATTACCTGTTCTTTGGATTCAAATTGTTCTAAACCGGTAATATTTTTGTATTTAATTATACCATATTTACCTTGCCAACTTTCTGCTAAGCCATCTATAATATCCACAATTTCGTTGTAATATGTATCTAATGCTTTGTGAATTGCAAATGAACCTTCACCTTTTGCACCTAAGTGAAAAGTATGAGCCTGAGTTCTACTATGAAATAATACTGATAAAATTTCTTCCATATCTATAAATATTACTTTTTAATTAAAAACGCATTTGGAAATATCTGAACGTTTTCCGAAGGTATGGTTTCCCTTTCTATTAGTTCATTCATTGCTCTTAAAACCGATGGATATGCATCTATATCATCTCCTCCCATATATCCTCCTTTTTGAACTCTGCTCCACCAATTATCAACATCTAATTTAACTACTTCATAATTATGGTCTCCATCTATATAAACAAATTTAAGAGATTCTTCTTCATACCATTTCCACAACCATCTACTATCTCCAATCATAAGGTTTATATAACTCTCTACCCCACATAGTCTATAATGAGCTTTTATTAATTCATCAATTGGAATATTTGTAAGTTCTTTTGAAAATCGGTAATCATAAAAAGATTTTGGGTGATCACCTCTTCTAACATCCGCATCTATTTGCCAAAGAGAATCTATTGTATCAAATTTTATTCTCTTACCACTTTCTTTTATTAGCGATGCCATATAAATTGTAGATTGACCAAAAAATGTTCCAATTTCAACTATGGAATCACCATCTTCCAATTTATCAATCATTATATTATAGATATCCTCTGCACATCCTATCCAACCCGGAACGTCTTCATAAGTCTTAATCTTCCCGATTTCATACTTATCCTTTATTGTGTGTAACCTCATAAATTTAAATATAAAAAAGACATAAAAAAGGGGATGATTACTCACCCCCTAATTTATTTTTTATGTTAATTTATTTAACTGAAATCCGGAGATTACAAGTTAGCTAAATCTTTTACATAAATCTTACCATAGAACTCAGGTCTTACGATCTTCTTAGCGTATCTTGTCATAACACCTCTTCTTGGAGTGAAGTTATCTGGGTCATACACTAATGGAGTCAT